TATGGCCGATATTGAGTCAGGCGCAGCCACGCCAATTGAATCAGATGCGCCAGTCGTAGCGCAAGAAAATGCGACGCCAGAAACGCCCATAGAGTATACGGCAGACCAGAAACAACCAGAGCCGGAAGCCAAGCCCAAAGATGTATTTACGCAGGCTGAATTAAATAAAATTGTTCAGCGCGAAAAGGCGCAGGCTTATCGAAAGGCAGAGCGAGAAGCGCAAGCGCGCGAGGAAAGAATTCGTCAGGAAGTTGAACAACGCTTGGCAAAATCGCAGCCACAAACACAGCGAAATGATGGCGCACCACATCCGTCTCAATTTAATGATTATGAAAGTTACATCGATGCGCTAACTGAGTTCAAAGTCGAACAACGGTTGCAAGGGGTTCGCCAACAAAGCGAGCAACAGCAGCGCGCGGCAATGGAGAGAGAGCGAGCTGCACAGGTGCATGCAAAACTTGCACCAGCGGCAACGAAATATCCAGACTTTTACGAAGTAGTGATGGCAGATGATGTGCCGATCTCTGAACCAATGGCAGCCGCTATAACGCGGCTTAAAGATGGTGGTGAGGTTGCGTATTATCTTGCGTCAAATATCGATGAGGCCACACGCATTTCCCGACTTAACCCTGTAGATCAGGTGTGGGAAATTCGTGAAATTGAGAATAGATTAAATCGCCAACAAAATGCAACAAAAGCGCCGCCGCCTATTGTGCCAACATCAGGACGCTCCAATGTTGGAAAGTCGATGAGTGATATGAGCACTGATGAATTCTTTGCTTATCGACAAAAACGAGCTAGGCAGCGATAACCAAACAAGCCCGCGAAAGCGGGTTTTTTATTTTAAGGAACAATCATGGCAAATATTTTTAAGGTAACAGACCTTGTAGCAAAGGAGTCGCTGCGAATCGCGCACGAAAAACTTCAGTTTATTGGCACGGTAGACCGCCAATACGACGAAGAATTTAAAATGAATGGTCGGGCATCTCCACATGGGTCAACTCTTCGTGTAAAAGACCCCAATCAATACACGCGCCGAACCGGAAACGCAATGGCAGTTCAGGCACAAAATGAATCCACACAAACCATCACTGTGGCAACACTGGATGGTGTTGATATGGATTTCACCATGCAAGAGTTGATTCAATCTGTAGATAATGATGGGGCCTTCGATGATCTTAGTAAGAATTATATCGTTCCTGCTATTTCGAGCCTTGTTTCTGCAATCGAGTCCGATTTTATCGCCTATTGCACCAAGGCAACATGGAACGTTGCAGGCACTGCTGGCACCGCGCTTACTGATCTTGTAGCGGTAGGTGCTGCGCGTGCAAAGCTTAATCAAGGAGCAACCCCCAAAGATGGCATGCGCTACATACAGGCAGACTCCGTCACTATGGGCGGTATGGTCAATGGTTTGAAGGGTCTTTTTCAAGACTCAGCACAAATCAAAGAGCAGTACCGCGAAGGAATGATGGGACGTACTGCGATGGCGGATTGGTATGAAAATGATCGCATGTGGACTATGACCAATAGTGGCGATGTGGCCGGTGAAATTAATGGCGGCACACTCACTAGCGGGATTACCACATTAACTGTAGATGGATTTTCTGCTGCGCCAGTAGCAGGCATGGTGTTTACAGTTGAGGGTATTTATGCAGTGCATCCTGAAACAAAGGCTGTATTTGGACATTTGCAACAGTTTGTTTGTGGGTCGGGCTGCACAACGACAAGCCTAAACTTTACCCCAGCAATGATTTACGACACATCAAATGCCAAACAAAACGTTTCAGGAACACCTGTAGATAATGCTGATATTACTTTTGTTGGCGCGGCGTCTACAAACTACGTTCAATCCTTGATGTATCACAAAGATGCATATCAATTCATTACAGCACCATTGCCTATTTTAGATGATGCGCAAAAATGTGTTCGTGTTACCAAGGATGGCCTAAGTCTGCGCGCATGGATGGGTTCAGACATCGTAAATAACACCTTAAAAATGCGGATTGACATTCTTTACGGAATGGCGGCATTACGCCCGCAATTCGCATCCCGAATCATTGGCGCAGCAAGTTAATTAGAGAGGATAAAATCATGGCAACTCCTACCGATATTGAACGCGTTTCATCTGGCGGCCCTACTGGGTCTCTTCAGCTTGGCATCCATCGCCAAGTTATTCAAGGGGTTGGGGCAACCCGTACCCTATTGGCAAAAGAAGCTGGCGCGCTCTGTTTGTTTGATCGTGCCGCTGGTGTAGTGTATACATTACCAACCCCAGTTGAAGGAATGACTTTTGAGTTTGCTGTTACTATTGCGGTTACCAGCAATGCATATAAATGCATTACAGCAACACCAGCAAGTCAATTCTTGATTGGTGGAAACATCGCTGGTGAATTGGCCGCAGCAATGGATTCATTTCAGGCCGACGGTACAACTATCGTTGCATGGTCTGCAAATGGCACCACTACAGGCGGGCTGATTGGTGAGTATTACAAAGTAACGGCTATTAGTTCTACCCAGTGGCATGTGTTTGGGTATCAACTTGGTTCCGGAACTTTGGCAACTCCATTTGCAACTTCATAAGGAAACTGAAATGAAAGCTAAAACTAAGTCTAAATCGAAGTCTAAAAAGAAGTGTTAAAACACAAGGCCCCTTAACTGGGGCCTTTAAAGGAGATTAGTATGCCGATAAGAATGGTTCACCCGGAGCACGGGGTATTGCACGCAGTAGGTAGTGAGGTTAAATGGAATCTTGAAAATGGCTGGAAAATAGAAGAAAAGGATGCTGGATACCAGCATGTTGGATACTCTCAAAATGAGAATTTATCTAATGTAACACTAACTACTACTGGAGGCCATGGTGTAGTTGGTGAAGTTGCAAAAAAACGCGGACGCCCAGCTAAATAATGTCAACAGTGCAAACGATTATTGATAGGGCCTGTAGACTTCTGGGGCAGTTGAATTCTGGTGAGTCGGCAGATGCGCAAGAGTCCGCTGATTCATTAATTGCATTAAATGCAATGCTTGGTTCGTGGCGCAATCAAGAATTGATGTGCTATGCGGTTCAGGACGAATCGATATCACTATCAAGTGGAAACACCAACAGGACTATAGGGCCTTCAGGTAATTTGGTAACTACGCGCCCAGTAAGGATTGAAGATGCTTATATTATTTATCAAAATATAAGCACACCAATTATTATTCTTAACGAAGAAGAGTGGGCTTCTATATCGGATAAGACCGTAACCAGCACTTACCCGAATCGCATTTACTATAAACCAGAAATGCCGGATGGTCGTATTTATCTTTATCCTATCCCAAATGTTAGTTCAACACTTCATGTTTTAACGTGGACTCCAGTTTTAGATTTTGCTTCAGTGTCTACTTCCATATCATTGCCGCCCGGATGGGAGGACGCTTTAGCAACTAACCTTGCTCTATATATGGCACCAGAATTTGAGAGGGAGCCAAGTCAAATGTTAATCAGTATGGCGCGCAGTTCAAAGGCGATGATTAAACAAGTTAATACAAGAACTGTTAGAGCCTATACTGAATTGCCGATTTTGGTCAATCGATACAAACCAAACATCCTAACTAATCAATGAGACTTCCTTTAGCTGTAGACATTGAAAGTCGCAATGGTGAGTTGAATAAAGATGCGAAAGTATTGAACGCAGTAATTGAGTCAACAGAAACTGAATCAAATGTATACAAGAGGCCCGGCAATGAAGACTTGGGGGCAATGGGAACTGGCAACGCACAGTTGCTCACCTATTGGAATGGATTAAAGGCGATTATTGGTGATAACTTAAACTCTACGGGGTCTAGTTCTGAGGCCGCATCCTATACTATTTCTAGTGCTACATGGGCGACCAAAACGCTTCCATCATCTGCAATTTGGACATGTCTAACATTTGGAAATGGGAAGTATGTTGCGGTCGCTCAAAATGGTAGTGTGGCAACGTCTACAAATGGCGATGTATGGGTATTGAGCGCAACCATAACCGCGCGTAATTGGTGGAATATCGCTTTTAATGGCAGTGTGTTTTGTGTAATTGCTTATGATTCAACATCGACAGCTGTGTCAAGTGATGGGATAACGTGGGATCAAACAGGAACTTTGCCAGCGACTGGGTTTTATTCCATCGCTTCAAACGGAACTATTTTTTGCTCCCCTAAAAATAATTCTCAAGATGTTGCAACATCAAGCGACGGGAAAACATGGACAAACCACGCAACAGTTTTACACGCTTCTGCCGCTTGGCAATATATAGTTCATGATGGAACGGTATTTTGTACAACGGTAGCGGCTGCATCGGCTGCGGCGGCCACATCTTCGGATGGGCTTGTTTGGACATCAAGAACAACATCCGAGGCCACTCAACGTGGTGGTATGGTTGCTGGTGGCGGGGTGATTGTAGCGATGCCTTCTAGCGGAACCACAGCAACCTATTCAATCGATCATGGTGTTACTTGGGCTGATACAACAATCCCATTTAATCCGGGCGGAGAAAGTTCAGGCGCATGGAATGGTTCAGTATTCTTTATATGTTGTAATGGCTCAAGTGCTGGACTCTCAATAAATGGAAGCAGTTGGACTGCTACCACGCTTTCATCAAGTGCCGATTTTAGGTATTGCGCAGCATCAAATGGTAGTAATTTTGTAACCGCAGCAATATCCAGCGATAATGTTTCTAAATCAACGGCAATAACAGAGGTTTTATCAGTAACCAATACAGCATTATCACCATCAACTTCAGGGCTTCAATTTTCCGCGCAGGATAATGGTAGTAATGCATCGCAAAGTTATTTGATGTTCAAAAATGCAAGCCAAGCATGGACATTAACCAATGCTTCAGGGGCAACACCCACCCTAATAACGGATGTAGATTATCCGGGAACATACACCGTTACCCTTACCTCACTTACGCGTAGCGGAACCACGGCAACAGCGACAACACCTACCGATACAAACTTTCAAGTGGGGAGTACAGTAATAATCGCAGGCGCGACCCCAAGTGATTATAACGGCTCTAAAGTTATTACCGGAATAACCCCTTATGAAGCTTTCAGTACAGACCCCATAACCATAACCATAACCAGAAGCGGAACCACAGCTACAGCAACTTCTATAGATAAACCACACGGTTTTTCAAATGGGCAATCAATTACTATATCTGGCGCAGATCAAACCGAATATAACGGAACTTATACCATTACATGGTTAAGTGCCACAACCTTTAGTTTTACGGTTACAGTAACTGGAACGGATGTTGCAAGCCCTGCAACAGGTTCACCGGCCATAACATCATTATTTATTGAAATAAATTTACAAAACACAGCTGGTGCGCCAACAATATTCAATTGTAGTTATGTAGACCCGGAATGCGCTAACTATTTCCAAAATGGCGATACAGTAACGAGCAATTTTTTTGCTGCTACAGGTACCATTAGTAGCGCATCAACAAATACATTTGTAATTACTGTTGTAGGCCAATCTGGGCTACTTAATGGAAGTTTGCCTGTTTATCCAACATCTGCGCCTACTATTTCTAGTATTACGTCTGGAGGCGGTACGGCCATAGCAACAACTTCTGCTGCACATAGATTCAAAACAGGATTCAAATCATTCAATATCACTGGCGCTAATGAGGCGGCCTATAATGTTTCGATTTCTTA